TTTTAAACTTTGTTTTTGTTTTTCTGGATCTGATGCTCCTCCTGCTGTTTTTTGAAGACGACCGATTGCTGAAAGACGTTCAGCATCATTCATAATTTCTTTTTCAATTTTTCGCCTTTCTTCTTTGGATTTGCTACCATGAAACTTCTTAACATATTCTTTGGCAGCAATTTTATACATTCCCTTTAATTCACCACCTTCTGCTGATGCCAATTGAGCACCAACACCTTTCTTCATACTAACTCCTCTCCTATCTTTAGGATTATCAGGATTGTATATTTCTAAATCACCTTTAGGTGTTTTATCAACTCCACCTGCACCTTTAAATTTTTTAGATAATTCTGCAGCACCACTTCCAGTAACTCTAGATGGAAATCCTTTTTCAATGGCACTTTTTAGTTTTTTCTGTTTACTAAGAGCCAATAGTCCACTTACAGAATCATCTAAAAAGTCATTATAAGGTTTCTCGTCACCAGGTTCTCTTCCCCCAGCCTTGGCAAATTCTTCATCCCCAGCATTTTTAAAATTCAATGGATGCTTTGGATCTTTCTTTGCTGCTTCTATTTCTTTCTTTATTTCTTTCTCTGCTTCCTCAAAATCATTAGATAATATAAGATCTCTTACTTTTGTATTATCCTTGTTTGCAATAAAATAATTCCAAAGTTTGCTTTGGGAATTTTCATCGTGTGTTTTATTTAACTTCTCACAAATGAGAATAAAATCTCCGAAAGATTTCATTGATAACTTTTTACACTATTATATTATATTTAGAAATGCCCAAGAGAGGACTCGAACCTCCACGCCGAAACACATGATCCTAAGTCATGCGTGTATACCAATTTCACCACTTGGGCAATGGAGAATAGGAGAATCGAACTCCTAATAAGTGCTTGCAAAGCACCCGTTATACCGTTTAACTAATTCCCCAGTAAGACCCTCAAAGGGTCAAGTATTTAGACGCCGAGAACAGCACCAATACCGTCGTCAATGTCTTGAATGACTGTGCGAATATCAGAAATGCGAGGAGGGACACTTACTTCATCATAAGTATATCCTTTTTGTGCATCAAACAGAACTTGACGAACTGCGGCAGCACAACACGCATCCATTTTAATTGTTACTTTCTTATCTTTAGTCATCGGTCGTCAGCAGCACGGTTTTCAGAGAAATAAACATCAAAAGCACCTTCAGGATAACGCTTGAGAAGTTTTTGAACATTACGAGCAACTACATCATCAAGAGTGACATCAAGTGCGATACACGCTTGGGCAACATACCACATAATATCACCTAATTCAATAATCAGGTGCTCACGATTATCTTCATTATAAGGTTTCCCTTGGAAAATCATCTTTTTGATAATCTCAAGAAACTCACCACCTTCGGCATTGATACCGACACCTGCAGTTAAGAGTCGCTCAATATTAGCACCTTTTTCATCCAGTTCAACCAGACGATCGGAGAGAGCAAGAAAGTCTTTCGATGCATCAGAAGTTACGGCATCTACAAACTCAGCATACTTATTAAAATTAACGTGTTTAGTTTCCATTAAAATTTAAATCCTTCAAACGACTTTTTGGGTTTCTTGTCTTCGGTATCATTATACTCGTCTTCGTTTCCAGAGTCAAGTATATCTTTTTGTGCCGACTGCTCACAATCATATAGTCTCATTTTAGCACGATCAATACCCACAATGAAACGCTTAAAGATTGTGGGGTCATTGTATCGATTCTTCAATTGTTTCACCATAATCTGTCCCAACTGCTCCAACTCTTCAGTGCTAATAAGGGCAAACATAAGATCAGCAGTAGCAGGGAGACCAAAGGACTCGCTAGTATCAGTAAGTTCAACATCAGAACTACCATAACCTGAACGAGTGGTCTGAGTAGCGGAGACAATTGGGACATTAAACTCCACTGCGAGCCCCCTAAGTTCTTCAGCAATTGCTTTGATATACGAATATGAATTGACAGAAAGGTTTGACTTATACCTGCTGGAAGCACATATATTAAGGTAATCAATGAAAATAATATCAGGTCTAAATGACTTCTTGAAAGCAAGTTCATTGAGAAGTGCCTTAAAGTGTCCCGAATGTGCAGAAGCAGTGGGGTATTCTTTGATGACCAAAGAACCTTGTGTCTTCTTCGCAATACTATTTACTTTGTTCTCGAATGTTGAACGTGGGAGATCAACCAGTTGCTGAATCGGGACATTGAGAAGGTTTGCATCAATTCTTTCTGCAATTCGTTCCTCCGCCATTTCAAGAGTGATATAGAGAACGGACCTGCCCTGCAGTAAGACGGAGCTAGCCAAATGACACATGAACAACGATTTCCCAACACCCGTTCCAGCGAGAGCAATATTGAGAGTCTTGTTAGGGAGACCACCTTTCGTGATTTTGTTGAAATATTCCAGATCAAATTCAATCTTATCTTCTTTGCGATGGTAGAACTCATATCTCTCCTCATAGTTCTGAAGATAATCGTGCCCAATATTATTATCAAACGATACTGCTAGAGCATCAGAAAGAATACTTGGAATTGCATCACGATTTTTCTTCTCATTATTTCCGTCAGCAATATGAATTGACTCCATCAGTGCCAAGTAAATAGCACGATCACGACACCACTTTTCAGTGGTATCAAGCAACCACTGTTTTTCTACAGCAGCATCATTCAAAGATGCATTGATTTCTCGAATCTCTTTAACTTCAGTTTCATTTAAGTCAGTCCGATTTTCTACCTCAATGTTGAGTGCTTCAATGGTGATTGCTGAACCATACTTAACAATGAATTGAACAATCTCTTCAAAAATGACCTTCTCCGCCTTTTGCTCAAAATAATCTGGTTGTATGAAAGGTATAACTTTGCGTGAGTAGTCTTCATTGAATACAAGGTTCCTTAAAATAGTAGTTTCAATTCTTTCCATTATTTGTAATGCAAATAGGCACTCATAATATACTTTGGACCACTGATGGGAGGTTCTCCTTTATGAGGAAACATCCAAAGTGGTGGAAACATAATCAAAGTTCCCTGCTTTGGTTGAATTTGAACATCTTTGAAAATAGTTTGACCTCCACTCTCAACGTCATTCAAATACCACATAAAAGACAAAAATCTACGTGCTGTGCCATAGTCTAACACATCTACGTGGGTATCAAACTGATCAATACCATTTGGTTCGTATTTTTTAATACGAAAATGTTCTAATGCATGTTCTTCTGGAAATACCCGATTATCAATAAATTCATAATACTTATCACGATATTCAAAAATATTTTTAATAATATGACTATGAACTTGATTAACTTCTGAAGCTAATTCACGATTTTCTGTAAAATTAAATTGAGTAAAATTTGGTTTTCCATTATTATCATGACGTTCATGTTTATCTGGAACTTGGTCAAATAAACTAATTAAAAAATTACATACATCAGGTTCAAGAGCATTTTCGTAAATATGAATGAAATCTTGAAGTTCATCCATAAGAAAACTCATCCTTAGCAATCACATCAAGTTTTTCCATCACTTCAGCAGTAAAATACTCTTCTGGATTTGCTAGAATTTGTTTTGCATAAATTTTCTTACCATCCATTTCATACCGACCTGCAACATTCTTCCATAATCCACCAATTTCACCAAGTTCCAGAAGACCATAGTAACGATCAAGACCACGTTCATCATAATAAAGACGAATCTCAACTTCTTTATTCTCTTTACTTAAACGCGACTTAAAACTCTTTGCTTTAATAATATTCCCAACAACTTCTGTCCCATCTTTCTCTTTTTTCTTACTGAGATATATGATAGTAGAAGCAGCATATTTAAGACCACTACCACCACCCATTTCTTGTGTAGGAACATAAGATCCAATAACTTGATATACATGATTTGTGACAATCATTGGAATGTTTGCCTGCCCCAACTTAAGAGTGAGCATACGGAAAGCACCTTTAACAAGTTGTGATTTTGTCATATCACGAACTTGCTTATCATTTAGTGCATCAGTAATTTCTTTATCTGTTGAAAGCATACCCAAAGAGTCTAGCACAAACATACAAGGTTTGCGTTCACCTTCAGGTTTTTTTAAGTAAATATCTACTGCCTTGAGTGCCTTACCACGAAACTCTTCTACTGTGACAACATTAACCACGACAAATCGTGATGTGTCAATGCCGCGTGATTCCAAGAGTGACTTTGTAATGGCAGCCTCAGTATCAAAGTAGAGACAATAACCATCGGAGTTATTATCAAGAAAATTCTTAACAACCGCGAGAGAGAAAAAAGTCTTTCCAGTAGAAGACTCTCCAGCAATAGCAGTAATCTTATTCCCAGATACACCACCAAATATGCTACCTGAAACCAGTGCATTAAAGATGTACGAACCCGTGTCAACATAAGTCTCAGTCTCATCAATGTCGGAAGCAAGTTTTGTGTACTCACCACCAACTTCTTTTACAATTTCTTTAAGAAAGTCCATATCAACCAATGTCAATTTTCCAATTTTTTACGTCAGTATCACTTTGTCTGGTGATAGTAAGTTCCGTTCCATCATCAAAAGCATCCAATACACCAGCAGAATGCCCCTCATAAAGAGAATATTCTTGATAATAATCATCATCACTTCTCTGAATAGAGAACCAAGGGCATCCAACAGTCGGATTGGTCACACAAATAAGAAGTGCTTTACCAATCGCATCACCATGACTAGTAACTCTTTGGATACGAACATAAACATCCATATCATTTACCCAGTTGCTAATACCATCAACAATGTCGGCGACAATATCCATACTAATTCCACCAACAGTTGTAGAACCAGAAACTTCTGGATATGGAGTCATTACGTTTGTGTCCTTATCTATATAAACAGTTTTCTTTTCTTCGGGTGAAGGTGTTGCCATCTTAATCTGATAGAAGACATCAGATCCCCAACCGTCACTATTCCTGACCATTACGTCAGTATCTTTCCGCATCCAAGCGGTGTATCTATTAAATAGAGAAATTAATTTTTTCATCATGCGACCATCCCGTATTTTTCACGAAGTATTTTTTTATAAGGTAAACTTTGTTCTCTAAGATCTTTAACCAACTTAAGTTTATGATAGAGAGCAGCATCTCCACCAAACCCAAGTGCTTTTACAATAGTTTCTAATTCTTTATCATTGATAGGTAAATCCATTAGGCAAAAAATAGTTCAAGGTTTACAGTTTTTTCTACATTCCACCCAATAGAATCTAGAATTGATTTGAGTGGTTCTACAAAACTCTTTTCAAATTGTAGTTCATAGTCGATGTATTTGTCAAGACCAAGTTCTTTGGGAAAGTCTTGAATGAAGGAGATAATATTCTCCTGAATGATATTAGGTTTCTTCAAATACACAAACTTAATCTTCTCACCATTGGCAATAAGAGAATACTTATTCGTAAGTTTTTTCTCCTTTATATAATGATTAAAGAGAAGTGCTCCACGAATATGAATAGGAGTTCCTTTATTGTAAATATCAGAGGATGAATAATATTTACGAACATCAGAGGCAGTTCGTGGAAAAGCAATTTGTTCTGGAGGAAGATTCTTAAATTCTTCACGACACTTATCAATAAAATCGATAACATCCTCTTCAGTTCCACTCATCATCAACTTGAGACCATCCTTAATCATCTTACGACAAGGAGCAGGAGTAGAAGATTTGACTGCCTCAATACCCATCATCTTCAATTTAGGTTCTTCATAGCGAACACCTTCACTATCCCAGACGTTCAAAATGTATCGTTTCTTGGCAGTCCAGATTCCACGTTCGGCAATGTTCTCACGTTTCATCTGCATCTTCTGGTCATAAGCATTCACATACTCAGCCAGTTCTTTGTAGCAACTTTCAATATACTTTTCAAATTCCACCTGACAGACCTTATCAAGGAACGAAACAACGCTTTGAGTAGTTTTCTCTCTTCCCTTGTATACACTTTCAACCAGAGGACCCATATTAAGATAGATAGAGTCAGTATCTGAAGCAATAACATAATCTACTCCGTCTGTTTTTAGAATTTTGTTTAGATAGGCATTCATCTTGTTCTCAATCCAACGGATAGAAACCTGACCAGACAAGGTGATTGCCTCAGCATTTGCTAGTTTGTAATAACGGAAATACTGATTGCCGATAGCACCATAAGCAGAGTTAAGTTGAATCTTCCTCGCCATTTGGATGTTGTTACATCTTGCAATCTCTTTTTCCAACTCTTTTGTCTTTTTCTTTTCATATTCTTGTTTGGCAGCAAGCATCTTCTTTTTATAGATGGTGCGATCTTTATAGATCTTTTCCATCAGTTCTGGAAGAAATCCACGAACATCTTTGCGATACATTGCACCATTTGCACAAACCGCATAGTCTTTATAAAGTTCAAAATTTATTTCTTCATTAAGAATTCTATCAACTGATGCTGTTGGATGCCTCTCATCGACGATCGTTTCTGGTGAAATGTTGTATTGCATAATGAGATGAGGATAAAGAGAATTAAGGTCAAAGCTGACCACCCAATCATACAACCCAGGATTCGGTTCCTTAACATATGCCCCCGCATATTTGGAGTCTTTGTCTGAACGTTCTTTCGGAGGAATTACAATATTCCTCTTCTTAAGATAGTTATATATGATCGTATCCCACATTCGTACTTGCGAAAACACATCCGTATAATTTGCCTTGGCATCATATGCCATCGTCAAGGCAAGTTCAATGAGTTTCATCTTGTCTTCCATACGGTCAACAAGTTCCACGTCAATGATGTTGTACTCTACAAACTTCTGCCAACCCTTTGTATAAAAGTCTTTAAAGGTATCAAACTCTGAGTGATCCAGTTTTTTCTGTCCAAGTTCTACACTTGCAATGTAGTCAAGACGATAAGATTCCTGTGCCTTATAAGTAAACTTCTTATAAAGATTCAAATAATCAAGTTGACTGATACCACCAACATCATATGAAATATGTTTACGACCAGAAATATAAATCTCACTTTCAGTCACAAGACCCCAAGGAGACATACGTTTCATTAACTTCTCACCAAGAACCCTGTCCAAACGACGAACAAGATATGGAATATCGTAAAGTTCAATGTTCCACCCAGTCACAACTTCTGGTGTGTTCTCTTCAACCATCCACCAGTTGATAAAATCCATCAGAAGATCATGTTCATTTGTAAATGAACGATAAATCACATTCTTTTGCTGATTTTTAAACGGACCCAAACCCCAAGTGCGAATCTGCTTGGAAGAATAGTCCTGAATAGTGATCAAAAGAACTTCCTCGGCAGCAGACTCTACATCGGGGAATCCATTTTCCGATGCAACCTCAATATCCAAAGTGGTAACTTTGACTTTACTAATATCAAATTTCAGTTCTTCCTCTGGATACATTTCAGAAATATACTGATAAATGTATCCAGTATTGCCGTAAATTTTAAAATTTTCTACACCCTCATACTTTTTAATAAACTCACGACAGTCACGAACAGAACCAGGTTGAACTGATTCAACATATTCACCATTTAAAGTTTGATATTTAGTTTTTTTATTGGAAGGAACAAAGAGAATAGGATTAAACTTCTCACGAGTCATAAAGTGTTTGCCATCTTCATAACCACGAACCAAGAAGTGGTCACCTACCATTTGAACGTTGGTGTAAAATCTCATTATGTATTAAATCGTTTCGAACTTCAGTTTCAAATTTGCGAGTAATTATTGTAGCATCTTTTCCAACAAATTCTTCAAATGCACTTATGAACATACTAAAGTAGTGCCAGTGATTTTTTGGAACATACTGTGGTGAAAGACAAACAAAGATGTGATCAAAATTATAATCAACGAACTTATAGTTTTCTTTTTCTACATTTGAATAGACTGGAATAATCTGGGAATTAAAGTTATTTCTGATTTTGTTTCCACTATTTGGATTACCAATCCAAGTAAATGATTTTAGTTTATTGCGACTAGCCAACCAAGCTCCCCAGTTTCCTTCGTGAACTCTGTTGTCATTATTGATTTCATAATACTCTTTGGAATAAGCATTTTCATCAGGAAGTCTCCGAGTATAATCTCCACCAAATACATCATCATGATGATCTATGTTTATCAGTTCAATATCCGAAAAATCTTTGATGGAAAATAAAATAGAATCATGCTCATAACCAAAACTTACATTTTGACAATGTTTTAATGATTTTAAAAAAACATTAAAACAAAACATTAAATTTGACTGATCTATGTAAAAATGATTTTCTCTAAAATCACTGTTTGAAAATAACTCTCTCCATCTAATAGTTGGATTGTCATTATAAAATAATCCATTATAAATTTCAATTGTTGGACCCATAATATAGTCCAAATCAATACTTAATACTTTCATAGATCACTTGCTGTCAGATAATTGGTAAGGATTTGTTTATTAGGATCTACAAAAGTTAAGACATCCTCAGATCTAATCATAATTTCAGACTGATCACTAAATTTTATCCAAGGACTTACCTCAAGGGTGGACTGATCCAATAGACATGGATTGATAAGTTTACAATCTGGTTCTCCCAGTTCTCCAATAACTTCTACTACCTCAGATACTACTACCTGATTGTTCTTCAGTAAAAGGCACTGTATGTTCTTCTGCATCTAATTTACCCTCATACATTTCTTGAATTGATTTGATTGGTTCCACAATAGTAACGATCCAATCGGGTGGAACAGGAATTTGAGTATCTGATGTAAGAATAATCCATGGAGACAAAGAAATTTGCACTTCTCCAGTTGGAGTATCATTAGATTCTTCAACCAAAAATACTGGTCTTTTATATTCCACTTTGTGTGGAGTATTAAACAAATAACCACATACTTTGTCTTCGGAGATTAATTCTTTTATATCTGAAATTACTGTTTCTCCAGATTTTAATAAAGCAAGTTTTATTGACATTGGTTATATCATCCCTCCAACCATTATAGCAATAAAAAGGGGAGGTGTCAACTGGTTTTTGCCAGTTACCTCCCGTGGCATAGCGCCGACGATATTCAGTTTTATTTATCATTAACGTTTTCTTTTAAATGCACACACCTTTTTTCCAGGAGCCATTGCATATTTTACAGTTTTTCCATAACAATTTACTGGTTGATCACTCATTTTTACATCAGCACCAAAATCACCTTTCATTTCCTTTAAAACGAACATAAATTCCTGGAAGGTTTTCATTTTGTTTTTATTTTATTTAGAGATAGTCTTTTCTCTTATGATGTTC